CGCCCGCAAAACGGATACGAGCTTGACGAGATCCATGACGTACTGATCACGTCAGAAGTAGACGGACAGGTATTAACCTACGAATCTGCAACCGGTCTTTGGAAGAACAAAACTGTTGCTACCGCTCTCGGGTTTACGCCAGAGAACGTTGCGAATAAAGGGGTAGCCAACGGTTACGCGTCTCTCGATGGCAGCGGAAAGGTACCATCCACCCAGCTGCCATCCTACGTCGACGACGTCCTGGAGTACGCGAACCTCGCGACGTTCCCGGCGACCGGCGAGACGGGAAAGATCTACGTCACCCTGGACACCAACAAGACCTATCGTTGGTCTGGTTCGGCGTACGTTGAGATCGCATCCTCGCCAGGCAGCACTGATGCGGTAACGGAAGGTACGACTAACCTGTACTTCACGCAGGCTCGTGCGCGTACTTCTGTCTCTGCATCTGGGTCTCTCTCGTACAACTCTTCGACCGGCGTCTTCTCGTTTACTGATGCCGTCACGTCGGTTGCTGGTAAGACCGGCGTAGTGACGTTGACTAATTCAGACGTTGGCCTTGGCAACGTCGAGAACAAATCTTCGGCCACGATCCGAGGTGAGCTGACCTCGGCTAACGTAACAACGGCTCTTGGCTTCACCCCTTCGAATAAAGCGGGAGACACCTTCACCGGCGAAGTGAAGATGCCAAACGCATATTTTGGTGATCCAGCTTACGAACGAAACGCCAATACATTTGAGTGGGGCGGCTCGTCAGCTAGTTTTGGCCTGAATGTTCAGGACGGCATGGGCCGGGTCAACTGGTACTGGAATTCAAACGGCACTTCTGTACCAACGCAAACAGTAGCAAACGAAGATGCGTATCGCCTAAATCTAGGTGTTGACTCTCCGACACTTGAGTTTCATGGCTGGGAAGGCAGCACTTCCCCTGCCGGAACTGCGATCACTTGGACATCAATATTCCGCGCTTCAATGGCCGAGAGTGCCCCGACCTTTAAGGGCAACACGCTACTTCACGCTGCTAACTATAGCAGCTACGCGCTGCCGCTTAGCGGCGGCACGATGACCGGAAGTGTTGAAGTAACGTCTGGGCAGAATGTTCGCTTTGGCCACCCGAGCCAGTCTGACGGCAACGACGGAAAAATTGGCGCTGGTCTGTACGCTACTGGCCTAAACATCGTAGGCACACAAACAGCCGCAGGCGGCGGTCGCATCATACGTCTGTTTGGCAGCCTGCTGACTGATGGTGGGCTGGTCTACATACACAGCGGCAATATAGGCTCTTACGCCAGTGGTGGCACTCCGACGCTCAACGTCACGAGCAGCACATCGGTTTCTGCGGCAGCCAGCAACCACTACGTACTGACAGGTGGCGCAACCACCGTCACTCTTCCGGCATCACCGGCAGCAGGTGCTGTCGTGTGGGTGACAGTAGCGAACGGGCGGGTTGATAACGTCATCGCTCGCAACGGCCAGAACATCAACAGTCTGGCTGAGAATATGACAATCGATCAGGCAAACGCAGGCATCCAACTGCGCTATGCCGACGCAACACGAGGTTGGATCTTCACATGAGTACGCTTAGTCAATTTACAGGTAACGCCAAGCCACGGCAGGTCACCACCTATACGAGCGGCTCTGGCACGTACACGCCGGTTGCGGCGAACTCTTGGTGCCGTATCACGCTAATTGGTGGTGGCGGTTGCGGCGGAGGAACTAGTGTCTGTTATGGTACCAACTATGGTACGAACGGATTTGCTGGTCAGTGGCTTCAGCAGTGGACAAAGGTAGTCTCCACTGCCGCATACACAGTCGGAAATGCAGGTACATGGTTTTACGGCGGTACTTATCCGTACTACAGCTGGCAAAGCACAAATCCTGGAGCGACAAGCTTCAACGGGATTTCATGCGCTGCCGGTGGCAATGGCAGTGGGTATAACACCGTAACAGCTTATTTTGCTTATGTGTTAGCCAGCGTTGGACTATATAACCACGGCGCTAGTTACGGACGCGGTGGCGGCGGCGGTTCCGCTAGTAACGGAAATGGGTGCTCTAACTTCAGCATTGGTGGCAACGGCATAGCTGGATTCATTCTTGTTGAGGACTTTGGACCATGAAGACTTGGCTTAAGATCCATGATGGAGTGGTTATTTGCATGGTTCGTCAGTCGGAAACTCCGCCAGACGACGAAACCGGTTTTTGGATTGTGCAACCACACGCGTTTGCTGGCCCTGGCTGGCTTTACGCTGACGGTGAGGTGACTCGCCCGCCAAACTTTGTGTGGATGGTTGTCACAAACGAAGCTTATTTGGCGCGCTTTACCGCCGAAGAGATAGCTGCTATCCGAGCATCTACTAATGAAAATGTTCAACTTGCTATAGCAACGATTGATGGTTTAGAAAAAGTTCATGTGGTTGCTCCGCAGGTCATAAACTGCATCAACGTGTTTGCTGCCAACGGTTTGATTGCCACGGAGCGGGCTTCATCGTTCCTTGAGCCAGCAAAACCGCACGAGGAAGCGCCTATTACTATTCCGACCTCGGACGGAGACACTCCGTAATGGTCTACCGTAAGGAGGATCGTATTGCTTTCATGCTCGTCCCGAGAACGGGAAGCACTTCCTTGCGTGAGTCTTTAGTGGCTAACGGTTTTAAGTACCCAATCGTGTTTTCGAATACCGACTACGGTTTTGCGTGGCACGCTACATATCGGCAATCAGTTGAGGCATTCCCGAACCTGTTGAATTACAGGATCTACGGTGTCTTCCGCGATCCCGTTGACCGGTTCTCAAGCGCTCTCAGATACGCAGCCGAAAGTCTGGGTATGCCTGATACCGACTACGACGCTCTGATTGACAGGTTGTTCCGTTGGAAACCACACGCCAAGCCCCCGGGCGTGTTGGGTGAGATTTTCAAGCCACAGATTGAATGGCTAGACGGGCCGAACGTGACGGTCATCAGTTACGCGAACGCGGCCAGTACGATCGCAGACATAGTCGGTCTTACCTCGGTACTGCCTAGAATGAACGCGTCAACACGCCCGCCTGGTCTATCGGTCAGGGCGATTGATTTTGCGAAAGAAAGGTACGCTACAGATTATAATTTCGCAGACAGCTTCAGGTTAGCGGCATGATTGATATTGCTAGCCCAGAGGCTCTCTACGAAAGAATCACTGCGTGCGCCTCTTGCGAGAACAACCTGCTTGGCATCTGCAAGAAATGCGGATGCATTATTCAGGCAAAGATCAGAATTGCTAACACTAGTTGTCCAATTAACTTGTGGGTAAAAGATCGGCCGACTGTAGTAACTGCCCCTGAGGAGCGTCCCTGATGTCACGCGCTAGACTACTTGCTGCAGCCTTTGGTGCCGATGGCACCCTGAACACGTCCGACGTTGCGGGTCTCTCGACCGTCGCTGTGTCTGGGCAGTACACCGACTTGCTCAGCAAGCCGGTGCTGTCGACGGTTGCCACAAGTGGTCTGTTCGCTGATCTCCTGAGCAAGCCGACGACGCTTTCCGGTTACGGAATCTCTGACGCTCTTGCCAGCGCTACGGCGGCGAGCACGTACCAGACGATCCTCGTCTCTGGCACGTCGATCAAGACCGTTAACGGCAACTCTGTGCTCGGGTCCGGCAATATCCAGATCGACGGTGGCGTCACGAGCTTTAATACGCGCACGGGGACAGTCACGCTTTCGTCCGCAGACGTAACTGGCGCGCTTGGGTTTACCCCGTACAACAGTAGCAACCCTAGCGGGTACATTACTAGTTCTTCGCTTTCGAGTTATCTCCCGTTAAGTGGCGGGACACTTACTGGTGAGCTTGTAATAAGCACAGGTGGGTCGTCCCAAATCCGTGTGAACTCACCTACTGGTTCGCAAAGCTTATGGACACGTGTTGGTTACGACACTAACGGAACGCAGACGTTAGTGTCGGCATCGACTAACGTACTGTTCCAGTCGAGCGGAACTTCTAGCGGTACGTTCAGCTTTGCATGCGGGAACGACAAGATCCTTTCTATCACCTTGGCTGCTGTAAATGCGCTTACCGCGCTGCAGCAAAGTGGAAATCAAGTCCTTCATGCCGGTAACTACACTAGCTATAGCCCGTCGCTTACGGGAACTGGCGCGTCTGGAACTTGGGGTATAAACGTCACCGGTAACGCCGCAACTGTTTCTAGTATTACGTCTGGCCAGGTTACTACGGCGCTAGGTTATACACCGTATAACAGCTCTAACCCGAGTGGATATGTCACCTCGGCTTCTTTGTCCAACTATCTAACGTTGGCGGGTGGAACTCTGACGGGCAACCTAGTACTGGGAACTGGCTCTGACAAGTTTCTTCAGATAGGGAGTTCGTCAAACTATTTCTACCGCTTGCAATCAACTGGCGATCACTTCCAAATAATTGAAGGCAACAACGTAGCTGTCCGATTGGCCGTCATGTATCCGAGTGGAAACGTGATGATCGGCACAACAACGGATAGTGGTCATAAGCTAAACGTTGCTGGAACGATGAACTCGACCGGCGCAATGACGCAAGCCGGTAACCAGGTCCTTCACGCTGGTAACTACACGACGTATACCCCTTCGAAGACAGGAAGTGGGGCTAGCGGAACTTGGGGTATTTCTATTACCGGGCGCGGCTATCCGCTGAGATCTGACGGTACCAATATAAACTTTATTTGGTCCGGTCAAAGTGGTCAGCCTACGTGGCTTTGGGGCGGGTCAGACGGCACTAACATGTACGTCTACAATCCGTCTAACTTTAGCGTTAACTACGCTACTAGTGCCGGAAGCGCCGGATCTGTAAGTGGTGGTCTTACTACAAGCAATTACAGTTCTTACTCGACGTTCTCTGGGGCGGTAACGTCTGGCGGTAATAACGGGTTCTACAACAACACGTATTACACCAACTCCAGAAACCCGATTTGGGGTTTTGCCAATGCGACAACGTATGGACTTGCTTACTACCAAGCAGGTGCTGGTATAAGCGGTTACGACGCTATTGGATTTAGCCCTAACGGCGCGAGCAGTGCGAGCGGCTCTTCGTTTGTAGTAGTCGCAAACGGAAATGCGATTGCTCTTGGCACTGTCACTTCGTCTTCAGACGAGCGTCTTAAGAAAGACTGGGCTAAACTTCCAGAGGATTTTGTTGAGCGGCTTGCTCAAGTTAAGAACGGTACTTACAGCCGTACTGACCTAGACGCGCGTCAGGTTGGTGTGTCTGCACAAAGCCTTCAGAGCCTTATGCCGGAGGCTGTTATCGACGGCGAGTATTTGTCAGTCGCTTATGGAAATGCTGCTATGGCAGCAGTCGTTGAGCTTGCTAAAGAAGTAGTAATGCTTCGTCGCGAAATCGAAGCATTAAAATCCAGACCTAATTAAGGAGATCGTGATGGCTATTGGTTATTCATACAGCATTACCTCCGTCCGAGTGGTGACACAAGACGGGTTGGTCGATGTGGTTAAAGAAGTCGAAGTAAATGTGACCGGTACAGACGGGGCAGCGAAGTTCGAGCACCCGATAACTCTCGACCTGGCGGATGCAGACCCGAATAACTTTATTGCATTTCCGTCTCTGACAGAGGCTCAACTGGTTTCGTGGATTGAGAACCACCCGCTGTTAGAGGGTCTTAAGTCGCACATTGCGTTCATCGTTGCCAAGGAAGTCGAAAAGCTTGCCATGGAACAGAAGCCTCTCCCGTGGGCCCCTGCTCCAGAGCCGACCGCCTGATTTCCTACCAGCATTAGCCGTGCTAATATTGGAGTAGGAAATACCCTCAGGAGGATACCCTATGGCCGACGTTATGACCCCAACAGTGACCATCGACGGGAAGCAGTATGAGCTGGACAAGATCTCAAACGAGGTTAAAGAGCTCATTTCCCTGCACGCTCAGGCTCAGGAAATGATGATTACCGCCCGCCGACAAGCCGTTATCCACGAGGTTTCGGCCGTTAATTTGGCAAACATTATTAAAGTTCGAGTGGAGGCTGATGCCAATGGCAGTAAGTCAACTGAGCCACTTTCAGGCCATGTCGTCGAGTAACAACGGACATGCTTCAGATGACCGCTACTGGGAGGTCTCCTCCCGGTTAGCGGTCCATGAGGCTATGTGCGAAGAGCGCTCGAAGAACATTGACGAGCGTCTTGGCAAGATCGAAGACGGGATTAAGAACATAAACAATTGGGGCATTGTTATTGGGTTTACGTTAATTTGTAGCATGGCGGGAATCCTCGTTACCTTGCTACTCAAGTGAGGTACACATGGCCTACTTCAAACGCGACCGGTTTAGCGGAATTGCACCGGGCGTATCACCCAGGCTCCTTGCCGATCAGTTTGCACAGGTAGCCGAAAACGTCGACTTTGAGTCCGGGCGACTGACCCCGACCACTAATGACGTAGACGTATTCACGCTTCAGAGCGGCCTGCGACGGTCGATCTATTTCTACCGGGATACCAATTGGCTTGAGTGGAACCAGGACGGCGTTAAGGCCGTGCCCGGTCCGATACCTGGTGACACCCTATCCCGGCTGTACTTTACCGGCGACGATTACCCGCGCTACGGCACGGTTAGTACGATCGTAGCTGGCACTTCGGGGTATCCGGCTAACAGCTACCGTCTTGGAGTTCCCGCTCCGGCAAACGCCCCCCTGATTTCTAAGTCTGGTACAGCGGACGAAGATCAGACGCCGGACGACGTATCGTACGTCTACACTTTTGTGACGGCGTTCGGCGAGGAAGGTCCGCCAAGTCCGGCTACCGTTCCTATCGAGCGCACCGATACCGAGTCGGTGACGATCACTATGCCCGCTGGCGACCTGCCGAGCGGTAACTACAACTTCGGCAACGGTTCGTTGAAGCGGATCTACCGCTCGAACACCGGCTCGACCAACACGACCTTTCAGTTTGTGGCTCAGGTATCTCTTGCCACCCAGACGTACGTCGACACGACGCCGTCAGCGGGGCTGGGCGAAGTTCTGCCGAGCGAGACCTGGATCGGCCCACCGAACGATAACACCAGTCTGTATCCAGATGGCCCGATGAAGGGCCTGATAGCCGTGGCCAACGGTGTGTTTGCAGGGTTTACCGGTAAACGGCTATGTCTCAGTGAACCGTTCCTCCCGCACGCTTGGCCGATCGACTATCGGATCACGCTTGAGGAGAACATCGTTGCCATTGGAGCCGTGGCCAACGGTATCGTAGCCCTAACTAACGGCACTCCATACTTTGTCACTGGCACCGATCCGAGTGCTATGACCGCGATTCGTGTTGACCTGCCACAGGCTTGTGTCAACGTAAACAGTGTAGTGGACATGGGGTCCTACCTCCTTTACGCAGGGCCAGACGGGCTGTGTGCCGTTGCCAGTGGTGAGGGGCGCGTGGTCACCGAAGGACTAATTACGTCCTCTCAGTGGACCTCTCAGTTCAACCCAACGGGGTTTCGTGCCTTCCGCCACGAGAATACTTACGTGGCGTTCTGGACGGACGCTGGTGTCCACAAGGGCTTTGTCTACGATCCACGGGCCGAGGAAGCCGCCCTGTCAACTTTGACCACTGAAGGCGAAGTTCGAGGTGGCTATATGAACCCGAAAGACGGTGAGTTGTACCTAATTGTATCCAATAAGATACGTAAGTACCGTGGCAGCGCTACAAAGCGCACGCTTACCTGGAAGTCAAAGCAGCTGGTTTTGCCGAAACCTACCAGCATGAGCTGGGTGTCGGTTTATGCCCAGTCGTACCCAGTCGCCGTTAAGGTATGGGCTGACGGTGTACTGATTGCTGAATACAGCTTGGGGTACGCCAGTGGCGTATACACCCAAACAGTTACTGTCCCGGCTGGTGCTACGGTTGGCACGCTACGTGAACCTATTATGCGTCTGCCGCCTAAGGTGGCGCAGGTGTGGGAGGTTCAGGTATCAGGCGCAGTTGAGATTGACGAAGTTTGTATTGCCCAGAGCATGGATGAGATCTCCTCAACATGACGAAAGCACGTACTACAAAAGCAACGGAAGTTCCTGGCATTCCGAAACCGCCAGCGGACGTTTCGCCTGCGCTACGCCGATACCTTGAGAGCATCTCCGAAGCTCTCGAGATCCGTCTCGGGCGACGCGGTGACGCCCGTGATCGAGCGATTACACTTCGTGAGTTGATTGACTCCGGTCTTGCCGTAGAGCTAGCGAACAATCCTTACGATGTAAAGCCACCGCCGCCACCGCCGCCACCGCCGCCACCCCCAAGTGCGACGCCTACTGCGCCGACTAACTTTACGGCGACTGGTGGGTATTCGCTTATCACGTGCTTCTGGGACTACCCGAACTACGGGCCGCATTCGTATACCGAGATTTGGCGTAACGACGCGAATATCTTGGGCGACGCTCAGCTTGTCGGTATCAGTTCGGGTATTTCGTTTGTCGATCCGGTGGGTGAAGGCGCGAGTTACTACTACTGGGCCCGACACGTCTCGTTGTACGACATCCAGGGTCCGTTCAACTCGGCCAACGGTACGTTGGCAGAGACCGCTCTTGACGTTGAAGAGCTGTTAGCAGTTTTGACTGGTGCGATTACAGAGTCTCAGCTGTATCAAGCACTAGCAGCTAGAATCAATTTGATTGATGGAGCTTCAAGCTTAGCTGGCTCTGTTAACGCGCGTATCTTAGCTGAGACCAACGCTCGTAACGCAGCCATCCAGGCTGAGGCAGCAGCGCGTTCTGCTGCTATTCTTGCAGAAGCAAATGCTCGTGGTACGGCTATTACTAACGAAGCTACTATTCGATCGGATGCAGATACTGCATTAGCTAGTAGTATTAGTACAGTTAGCGCAGTAGTAAATACTAAAAACCGTGTGTACAGACAAACTGCTGCGCCTACTGTTAACTTGGTTGTTGGGGACGTTTGGTACGACTCTGATGACAGCAATAAAGTTTACAGGTGGGATGGGTCTAGTTGGGTACCCACTGACGATAGTCGTATTGCGGCTAACACTGCTGCAATTCAAACAGAAGTAACTGCTAGAGCGGATGCTGATAGTGCTCAAGTTTTAGCTAGAGAAACTCTGGCTGCTCAGATCCGTGGAAGCTATACCGGAACAGATGTAACTCAACTATCTTCTGGTCTTGTGTACAGCGAGCGCCAGGCTCGTGTTACAGCTGACAGTGCATTGGCTAGCCGCTCCGATGCCCTTGAGGCCACGGTTAATAACCCGACGACGGGTCTTGTTGCTACTCGTGCGACGCTTATTAACGACTACTACACGAAGACCGCGACTGACTCGGCTATTGCTTCGGCGTCTTCAACGTTGACGTCGAACTTCAACAACACGTTGGCTGGCTACGTCACCAACGCGACGTTGACTAATAATTACTACACTGCGTCACAGACTAACAGCGCGATTTCGGCGGCGACGACTAACCTGGTCTCGACGACTACGCTGAATAGCACGCTTGGTAACTACGTTACTAATGCGACACTGACGAACGGCTATTACACCAAGACTCAGACTGATAGCGCTATTAGCGCATCGGTTCAGAACCTGGTGTCTACGACTACGTTAAACAATACGCTGTCGAGTTATGTAACTACAGCAACGCTGACTAACAGTTACTACACGAAGACGCAGACTGACAGTGCTATCTCTAGTGCTAGCAATACACTGACAGCTACGTTTAACAATACGCTGACTAACTACGCGACGACAGCTGCTGTTCAACAGAATTACTATGCAAAAGCCTCTGGCGAGGGGCTAGAAGCTCAGTATACCGTTAAGATTGACCTTAACGGTTTTGTTAGCGGCTTTGGTTTAGCATCGACTGCACCGGTTAACGGTACTCCGTCTTCTGAGTTCATTGTCCGTGCCGATCGGTTTTCGATTGCGTCACCCGGTCAGACTACGATTATTCCGTTCATCGTTCAGGCTACGCCGACGACGATCAACGGCGTGTCGGTTCCGGCTGGCGTGTACATGAATGATGCGTACATCCGCAACGGTACGATTACAAACGCTAAGATCGGCAACGCGGCAATTGATGACGCTAAGATTGCAAGCTTAAGCGCTGATAAGATTACGGCTGGATTTATTAACACAGCGCGGTTGTCTATAGACGGTATAACGTTGGATTCTGTTTGGCGTCCTGACCTGGGCAGGAATGTTCTTAAGATTAAAGACTTGGCAATTGACGATACGTTGATTGCAAATAACGCAAACATTAGTGGCGCCAAGATTGGGTCTTTGAATGTAGAGAAGTTGACTGGCGACGTTACTAAATACGTTACAGCTACAGCTTACCCGTCCGGTGCTATACCGACGTCGCCACAAACGTATTTGACAATGACGCTTCCTAAGTCTACTCATTCTCTTGGGCATAAGCCTTATGTACAGGCTTTGGTGCAGAATACATCTAATTACGTTACGTTTGGATTTATTCAGATTTTTGCTGCGCCTATTGGAGACGGCACAGCTACACCTGATTTGGGTCCTTTGTATCCTAGCTCTCAAGCGTATATATACGAAACAGTGCCAGAGTTTCCTGGGTTTCAGTATCAAGTTGGGTGGAGTATTACGTTCTTAGGTGATCTTGATATTTCTGTAGGCGATACTATTACGGCTGATACCGGAGCTTCTGGTATTGTGTTTTTTGTATCCTCTACAGGAACTAGTACTACAGTTAGCGTTGAAAACTATACTGATTCTTTAGGAAGTAATTACACAAGAAGTAGACCTACTCTTGCTAATGGGCAAGTAGGTACTTATGTAGAAACAGGTAGCACGTACTGGGACGCTAACGATATGTTTAGCGTGACTTTGTTTTGCGGTATGCCAACTACTAAAAGGGAGCTTTCGGTACAGATTAGGTTGTCAGCACAATACCCAAACACTTTGTATATTAAGCAAATAGACGCATTGCTAATGGGGATTCGGTAATGTTTATGAAGTTTGGTGAAAATGGACCAGAGACTAGTCCGCAAAGTGTTTGTGGAGGCGGTGATAATTGGTACCCAGTTGTTGTCGCACCTAAAAAACACTTTAATCCTTACACGCAAACTATACGGTACGAGTTGGTAGACGGGGTCGTATACGAACGTGTAGAAGGGGATCCTAATCTTTTGTATCATCAGGCTAGGCGTAGGGAGTACCCTGACGTTCGGGACCAGTTAGATGCGCTGTGGAAAGGCGGGGCAGACCTTGAAGCTATGCGGCAGAAGGTAATGGCCGTTAAGGAAAAGTTCCCTAAACCAGTCGGAGGCGACAATGCACAAGGGTAAAAAATGCGTGCTTAACGCTCCGGTTAAGCCAATTAAGATGGAAAAAAAGAAGCCGTCTAAGGGCTACTCTGCCCCTAAGAAGAATGGGTAAAATTACCGTCCATGAGTTAAGGGGGTCGGTATGCCAGTTGCCAAGCGTATTGATGACGGTATTCCAAAAGCGTTTAGCTTGGCCGGGCACAGAATAGAAGTAGTTAATATCCCCCGCAGCAAATGGAAGAACGGAAAAGACTGCGTTGGGATGTGGATTCCGGACAAGTACCGGATTGAACTACACGGCTCTTTAAAAGGTACAAACCGCCAGCAGGTTTTCCTGCATGAAGCGGTGCACGCTATTCTGGACGTGGCTGGTTACTACGAGTTATCAGAAGATGAGGCCCTGGTGGACAGGGTCTCTCATCTTCTGCACCACATGCTGGTGTCGATGGAGTAGTTAGCTTTCCCTAGGATCAAGTCCGCGAAGCCACTGTACATACCAGTTGGCTTTACCAGCCTCTTGCTTTGGGTCGTCTTTTTCTCCATCCCGCCACAGGTAAGCCATGGCGCTGCCTTTGCAGTACCCACGGAACTCTTCTTCCGTTAGGCAGGCTCGTAGTGCATCAATGCATTCAACATCCCCGCGTCGATAATGAGACGGGTTGACGGCGTCTTTCTTGCTCATTGTTTACCTTTTCCTTCCAAAGTCTGTAGTCATACTGCTTGATACCACGGTTCATAGCCGTGGCCATGTAGTACTGTTTAATGCCCCAAAGCTCTACCAAGTCTTTGTACTTGATACGCTCTCGGTTGGTGATGGCTTCTCTTTTGCGTTGTAGCAGGAATTTGTACTGCTCGAACGAAAGAGTGAGGTTGTACCTGGTGGGTTTTGTGTAGTGTGTGAGTCGTTTACGCATAACTTAGTGCTGTTTTAAGTTCTGAGTTTTCACTTTCTAGGGTCTTAAGCCTTGTTCGCATGTCTGCTAACTGGTCTTTAAGATCCTGGATTTGATTCTGTTGGTTAGTGATTAACTGCGCTTGCACGTATGCAAGGTTGTCAGCTCGATCAACTGCTTCACGAAGCACAGCTATCTTAGTTGTGTCGTGCGCAGCTCCGAAATGCAGCTCGTCTGTCATTAGGTGGCTCCTATTGCGTAGCCAACCCATATTCCGCAGATGAAACCGAAGATGATTAACGCGAGTTCCGTAGCCGTTTGCTCCGCATGGTAGCTACGGTACGCTTCGAGTTCTTGTTTTACGTCTTTCAGTTCAGCTTCTAGACTGACTTTATTAGTTTCCATAGGTCCGTTATCTCTTGTTTAAGCCGGGCGTGGTGGGCTTTTTCTTCTCGTAGTGCTTGTTCAAGTTCTGCGATTATTTCGCGGAGTTGGGTTGTAGTTGCTGGTCCTCGGAGTATTTCTTCTCTCCAGGAACCAGGCGGACTTATGTTGTCGATCGTCATAAAGCCTCGGTGCTGGTTAAGCTGTGTATCCATTTGGATACATCGGTGAACGAAAGGCAGCTAGAGACAAAGTCCTTTTTTAAAACTTCGGTTTCCCATGCTTTGTGGGTCAAGATGATGGCGGATTTCTCGCAACCAATTACTACTGCTACTGGTTGGTTCATGCTGTGAAGCGTGTTTAGCCAGTGGATTTGTTGCGTTGTTAATGAGGTACGTATAGGGCTTGTGTCTCGTTTGGGTAACGATTTGACGTACTTATACTCAACAAACAGTGTGCAAGCGGGGCCTGCGTAAAATGCGTCAGGTACCCCGCCTGCAAACGTGTCATGGATCTTCCACCGGAAAACCTCCGGTGGAAGATGACCATGCACAGCTCGTATAAAGCTGTGTTCGTTCATCGGCTAGAGTTAGCCAATGTCCCGACCGGAGTGCTGGGCATAAACTGCCTTTGCATACTCATAGTCTTCTTCGGTGGTCCAGCCTACGAACTCGGCTTCGAGGTTCATGAACTGGGCACCGGCTTTGTTGGTGACCGAAACGGACTTGAGTTTCCACAAGCCAGAGAATCGGTTACCACCTTTAAGGCCGATCATTGAGTTCCAGTTACGCGAGATGCGCATTTTGGAGCTGGAGAAGTCCATGATTACTGGAGTCTTGTCCAGTTCACCTGTTTCCGGATTCTTGACTAACAGAACATGCGAGTGCGTGTCTGTAATGGTGTAATCCTCTGGCTTGGCCTGCAACTTGATAGCTTCTTGTGCTTCAGCCATTGACGTGAAGGAGCCAAGGATGCCGCCGCCTGAGTCACGATTGCGCCACACGACGAACTCGTTCTTGAAGAGGAGGCTGATAACGTACAGCTCTTCGCCGTAGTTTTGACCCGTCAACGAGTTTAAGAAGTGACCAGGCTCAGCGCCTTGGATGTACTTCGAGTTGTACTTGTCCACCTCGTCCGACATCTTCTGGAGAAGCTTGACGCGGGGGATAGTAACGTTTTGGCCGACGTTCTCGTTGCCGAGACCGGTGCCTTGCATGACGTGTGCAGGAACGTTAGCTGATACAAGAGCGATTGCGTTAGACATGTTTACTTATCTTCCTTTGTTTACAGTGAACGGAAATTGATCTTACGGATGGTCCTTGGTGAAAGGCCGGGGACTCCTTCCCCGAGTTTCAACAGCTCTTTATAAGCTGTTGAGCTTATCCGTCGTTGGATCAAGCTAAAGTCACGAGTCGAAATGATGTGATTGTAGAGGGCATCCCAATCCTCAACATCTGGAACCGTGTCTTCGTTAATCGACACCGAGTAGTCGCCGTTAGCAGTACGGGATAAACCCTCGGCATCCATTTTCTTTAGCAGCGCCAGGTCGATTTCGTCCTGGGCGGCTTTTAAATCTTTAAGGCGAACGTTAAGTAGTTCGCTTTCGCGCTTAATTTCAGCGCGTTTTTCAATAAGGTCGTTAATGTTAATTTGAGTCACGCAGTTTTCCTCATGGGTGTTAGTTGGTTAAGGATGTTTAGTAGGTCTTCCATACGCTCAAGTTTGCCTTCGAGCTTTGTGTAGACGTCAGGTTCCCACGTATCACTTGCTGCGATGTGGATGATCTCTGTTTTCTGAGTCTGGCCAGCGCGATAGATACGTCGGTTGAACTGCTGGTAGTGCTCTGCGTTGTAAGTCGGAGACGCCCAGATGACGGTTGTTGCTTTGGTTAGCGTTAGGCCATGGCCAGCTGACTGGGGATGCGCGAACACTACCTGGAGCTGTCCAGCTTGCATGCGGTCGACAATGTCTTTACGTTTGTTAGCTGGAGTTTCGCCATCAATAACGGCGTACTCAATGCCCATTTCTTCGGCAAGCTTGACCATGTGCTCACGTTCGTGACGCCAGTTGAACGCCACAAGTGAATGCTTACGCTCTGAAACTAGCTGCATCACGAGTTCATACCGCTCGTTGTGCACGCCTAGTGACTCACCGTCCTCGGTGTAAACCGAACCGGTGCACAGTTGCAGGAGCTTCTTGACACGTGCGCCTGCGTTAATCGCGTTGATCGTTGCCTGACCGGTATAAAGAACGGAGTCTTCGGCGAGCAGTTTGTACTGCTTCATGATCTCCGGGGTCAGTTGTACACACATTGTATGTACAGATTGCTCCGGCATGTCGATGCAGTCTTCAAGTTTGTAACGGATGTTAATGTCTTTAATGGAGGCAGCAACGATCTCTTGGGCGTTGGGCTTGTCGACCCACTCGTTGGCAAAGCCATTGAACCGTGAAGTGCAGACAGCGGACCTGAAACCGTAGAAGCGTTTTCCGAGCCGTTCACCGTCGTCAACGATCAGTGTTGGATGCCAGATGTCCAGGATGGTGTTGCTGTTTGGCGTACCGGACATGGCAATGCGGTACTTAAACTTGGAAGCAAGCTTGAGGACTGCTTTGCTGCGCTGGCTATCTTTGTTCTTGAATGCTGTGAACTCGTCAATGCACAACGTATCGAAGCCCGTTAACAGATGTTCGTTCTTAACGATCCACTTAACAGCGTCGTGGTTTGCAATGACTACGTCAGCTTTGCTTTTGAAAGCCTGTTCACGGTTCTTGGCATAAGCAACAATGTAAGTAATGCTAGGCTGGAACTTTTTAATGTCGTCGCCCCAGGAAGCTGACAGGATTGACAGCGGGGCAAGTACGAGCATACGTCCTTCTTTTCTCTGCGCGTAAGCGTCGATGACGCTGCGTGTCTTACCAGTGCCTGGGTCAGACGTTACGAGTGCGCGAGGAGCTTTGAGAAGGAAATCAGTAGTCTTAATTTGATGATCAAATTGTTTAAGCATTAGAAGTTATCTCAGTTAAGACTCAATAGTAATGGCATAGACGTCAATGTTCAAGGAAATATACAGGTTTTTTACTATGCCAACAGTAGCCACAATCGCTACATGATTCCGTTAAGCCAAGTTGCTCGGGGCATACGATGCCGTTGTTTGGCGGCACTAGTTGTTCAGACGCAACAACGTGTGCGCTGAAGTCCACATTTGGATCGTCAGAGAACCGTACCCTCCATCTGGTCGGGAACGTCTCATTGAGGTTGGCCACGCGTGCTCCGATAGGACTATTGTGCCGATGGTGGGTATAACCAAAGACGTGCAGCTCTGGAATGTTCAACATCATTGTCAGCCAGAACTTAACGTAGTCTTCGGAATAGAAGTCTCCTAGTACGTGCAAACGAATCACTAACCCCTGCTTGTACTTCTGGGATAGTTCTATAAGGTTAGCTGCCAGGGCCCGTTCAAACCACGGATGGGTGTGGTCGTATCTGTGGGCAAATGGCATGTTGTTGCCATAGCAGTTACCCCACTGCTCACAGGTCGACGGACAAGACTGTCGTTCCTCTAGCGTCAAGCTAAAGAGAGGGAAGCCTTTCCACCATCCTTTGCGGACAAGGCCTCCCAGTTTTTTATTGCTTTTCCCCGATTTGAGCATGTCCGTCCTTGGCGGTTTTATGCTCTTTCGGAACTTCGTATTGGTAAGTACTGGAATTACTAAAGTTTGAGTTTGCAATTTCACGACTTTGTTCTCGTAACTTTTTAAGGGTTAATATGATTTCTAGGGCTGTTAACAGCCGCAAGAAAAAGGTCATAAGTTCTCCTTGCGTTACGTGGACTATTCATGTCCGCAAAAAAAGCCCCTCACTGGGAGGGGCTAAAGGTCCGTAATGAGACGGGCCTAAGGAGAACTACTTAACGCCCCATGTGCACTCGGGATGCTCGCCTTTGCCATACGGGCACCAGCGGCATGCGTCTTTACTTGGGGTCGGGTTGAAATCTTCACAGGTAGTCATGGCGACTGCGCGGCTGTGGAAGCCGGGTGCGAATTGCATTGCTTCTTCGCGGGTGAAACTACGGAGCGTAGATTCGCCTTTGTCCAGATACCAAAGCTCGGTACGGACAAACTGCAGTTGCGGGAATCGAAAGAACGTAGCAATGGCGTACAACAAGCACTGCTGTGCGTGCGGTATTTCGTTGCCAAACTTCTTACCTGTCTTAAAGTCAATGACTCGCGCGCATGTCTCGTCCTGATGTACAAGCGCGTCGAGTTTGATGCGTGCCCAGGTTTGAGGCACCATCCAACCGACAGGTTCCCATTCGATGCTAAAGCCCCACTCGCCTTCGAGTTCTACTTTTGCTTCGGCAAACAAGTGACGAAGCTCGTGGAACTCATCGGCGAATTTGCTTAGCTCAGGTGGCAACTCACCAATCTCGGCTTTGACAAAGTCTTCAGCGAGTTTGTGGATTGCCGTACCACGGTCAGCTGCTGGGCTGGGTGGTTCAGGGATCTTCTTAACACGTTGGATGTAGGTCCTATAACGACACTCTTCGAACGTCTTGAGTGCTGAATAAGACCACGTTGCAACAGGACCGAACTTCTCAGGTTTATTCAAACCGTCTGCAGAGTCCGGCCTGGTCGTCTGCGTAAGTTTAATCACTATACCTAACTCAGTTGTAATTGACCTTGTTAGTATAGCTATTGTCTTCGGTATGTAACAGTCTTTGATCGGTACCGTCAAAGTACGTGTTGATAAGACGCTGGCGTTCCAGCTCGTCGATCTCCCAATTGACGACAGTTCCTGTAACTACATTAACGTCGCGAGGTGCATTGGCCGGTCGCTTGCGAGCGGATGTGATTCCGTTGCGGCTCATTTGCTTTGAGAACTCGCGCTGGGACAGACGTGGGTTAGCCTCGGTCTGAACATGGAATACCGTACGCAGATGCTCCATTGGGATGATCGTGTACTTCTCTTTAGCCATGGCAATCCAGTGTTTAACTATGCGCTGGGCTGTGGCTACTTCGTTCATGTTCTGGACGTTAGCTGTGTTGATATCAAGGATGTCGCTAAAAAACAACAAGTCTCCACGCTTGAGAGCCTCGGCAAACTCCTCGAGAATCGACATCGAGACGTGCCGCATTTCGCTTTTGGCGTTGTTGTCGATGCAGGTATGTACCATCCGTTCGTTGACCTTAAAGGTATGAAGGATGCCTGCGAACGCGTATAGCTCGTTGTCTAACTGGTCTAGGTTCCTGAGCAAATCAGGATGCGCATCTTCTAGTTTTTGTTCCTGGCGGGGCGGGATGTTGTACCGCCGGTCACCGTTTTCGATCTTGATAGCATCGTTACGGTTAGTCAGGAAGATGAAGTTTGTGTAACTCTGGATTTCAGTCTGGTTAGTCCGCATAGCGCGGATTGTAATGGTGTCTTCTGTGATCTGATTCTTAAGCTTGTCAGCAATCTTCATTGCACCAATTGACGACGAAGCCATGTGGAACTCATCGACGATCAGAAAGATTGCGTTACGCATGTACAGATTGAAGTGCTCTTCAATGCTCTGAAGGGACTTCATTGGAACGTGCTCTTGTCCGAACAACGGGCGAAGGATACGGCTGTAGAACAGACCTTTACCTGTACCTGGTACGCCGCCCAATACCCATGCTGTTTTAGCTTTCTTTCTGGTCTGAAAGATGTATGCCAGCCAGTTGATGAACCGTTCGAACTCCTGATCACCACCGCCTAGTACGTGGTGAATAAGGGTGTAGATCAACGGGCACTGGTTAGATAACAGTTTTGCCTGGCCAAACAACAAGTCATTGGCTGGGATCTCTGGATGCAGCATGTACTTAGTCTTGCGGTACATGTTGACGAAATACGGTACGTTGTCGAAATCAATGGCCGGACTTTCGCAAGTCGGGTCGAAGACTACCCGAGCGTCACGGACAAAGTCAGGCTCTGGTCGACCATGGCTAAGCATGAAGCTTTCGATGCTGGTCTTGCTTGTTGGCACCAGCGGATAGTCTTCTGTGAACTGGTTAAGGTTCGGATCAAAGACGCCGTTGTAGTAGATGTCGGTATAGTAATCACGGAGCACAACTGGGTATGTAGCTTTACCAGACTTTTCAAGATGCGTCTGGAAGATTTCGAAGATACTTTTGTAAAACTCTTTGTCGGCTTTTTCGATCTCGAAGATCGGTTCGTCCTTAAAGTTGTACATGTAAGTCGGACGTTCGATATTGAAGTAGTACGCCCCACTGTCTCCGCCGTTTACGTTACAGCGGATCCATGGCATTGCCGAAGTGTCAGCAATGGTGATGGACATTTTGTCAGGATTAAGCAGGACCTCATGGGCCTGGTAATCAATGGTCATCGTTTGGAACTTGGCGTTCTTTTTACGAATGCCTTTGACATCGCGAAGATCGTCTTTAATTTGCTGGCCGGTTTGAAATACCGCCTCAGGATTTAAAGACAGCATCGTAGCAGCCAGGTCAAACGATGCGTTTGCTCTGACTACTCGGACAATGCGATCGGCGTCTGAAGTAAACGGATTCTGAGTTGGGTCTTCAAACGTCGGAGGTGCAATGAAGATTAGTTTGCTGTTGTCAGCAACTGACACGTCTACTGGATACTTAAGAGACTGACCGTTAGCACTTAGTTCTAACTGATCCTTAAATACCGGGATGGCGTAATTAAGGTTTTGCAGCCAAAGTTTAATAGACTTAGGCGGCATCGGGACCGTGAGCAGCATAAAGATATGCATAGAAATACGGTTGCCCTTAAGTCCAAGGCTAGCTGATGCTTGTGCGATGTAACTTACGTCGTGCAGTTCAGTTGGCAGATCAGCGATGATCTGTTCAGCGATCAGTTGTACGTCGCTAGAGTTCAGTTTCTTCGAACGTACGATTTGCCGCGGCAATGTAATTGCATCAAAGTCGAGAACGAGCAGGCCGTTGAGGGCCAGTCGATCGCTCTTTTGTGCTCGGCTTTCATTAACAAGCGGACGACGCAGTGCTCCTTTGAGCATGCAGTCGCCTTTAGATCCGTGTGAACGGATTAGGTTTTCAAGGTGCTCGAGTCCGAGCTGTGAAACTTGTATTGAATGTTCGTATGAAGTTACGTCTTTTACATGTGGGTATGGTCGGGTTTCGCCGTTGGCGAAGTAGTGCTTGCTAAGCGAGGTGCCAGCTGGCCCCTCAAGAAACGTAACCTTCATGCGTTCTCCTTAAAAGCATTACTCTTGTTTATCATCTGGTGATAAACAAGAGTTCATTGCATCGCCCAGAGTTTCTTGGCGGTCTATGCTTATTGTTTTGTCTGCGACAAATGCAATGCGAACTTGATTTCTGTCTATGCGACAGACCTTGACAGTGACGATGACGTCACCCTCGCGATGTACCACGACTGATTCGTTCAAGCGTCTTGTTAGAACAAGCCGGGACATTTACTTGCTATACATCCTGTCATAGCCGCCTTCAGCTGAAAGCGGTAAGTCTGGTGCCCAAGGTGGCGGGGTGCACAAATCCTCAATGATCGCTTTCATTGTAGCATCGGGATTTTGATCAGATGCAACAATTACAATCTCGTCGTGAACTGTCAGGGCTACCTTGCCATTGCGTAACTGCTTGTCTAGCCTCAATAAACTGTCCGTAATTACGATTCTAGACAAAGCCTGAATAACGTTTTCTGTAATGCGTCCGCCGTACGTCATTTCTTGTATGACGCCTCGGGTCTGGTAGGTCAGCCCCTGGGATAGCATCTGCAGATTTTCGTATCTAAGAGCCATGCCGTTAGGCAGGACTAACGATCGGTCCTGGACCGTCAGTACGCCGTTGCGGTACGGTACGTTGTAGTTGTCCCGGTGCAACGACTGTTTGAGTAGGTTCTCAAGCCTGGCCCACAGTAGCGGTATTTGGTTGTAGGTCGAACGATAAGTACTGACAACGTTAAGTGCTTCAGCTTCTGTGACTTGCATTGCAGGGCCCGCTGCTCCTGATTCCAGAGTCAGCTTGAACTTGTTGTGGCCCATTCCGTAGCCAAGACCGAGAATAGCGGTCTTGCCTACGAAGCGTTCTGTTGGGTGGTCTTTCTTGTTGATTGGTCTGTTGTAAATCTTCGACGCAAAGTTACTGTATATATCCTCACCTCGACGAAACTGCTCAAGAAGATCCTCTTGACCAGCGAGCCATGCAAGCATGCGAGCTTCAATGTTGGACAAGTCAGCTACATAAAGCAGCTGGCCTGCCGGAGCAATGAGCGTTTTTCGTAGCTCGCTACCACGCGGTAAGTTCTGCAGGTTAATCTTTTCGGTGCCGCCAAAGCGGCCGGTATGTGCGGCGTAGTACTTGAGCGGGACGCTGATTGTGTTGTCATGATGCGCTACGTCAAGAAAGCGTTTAGCGCGTGTTTCACTGATGCGTGATTTCACGGCTTGTCTGGCGTCCCAGATGTGCTTGTGTTGTGGGTATTTCGCAACAAGTTGCTTCCAACCGGAGTCGTTTTTGCCAAGCGCCGGGATCATCTGCTTGGTAGTTGGACTTCGTTTCACTGGGGCAACAATGCCAAGTGACTCGATGTGTGCAACGAACTTCTGATTACTTGACAGAACTTCACGATCGAGACCGGAAGCCTTGATCAGTTCTTCAGCGTACGTGAATTCCTGTTGGTGGTACGTGGCCAGTCGTTCACGGTCAATCTTCAAGACCGGTTGGCAGAACATCCTGGTAGTAAGGTTGATTAAATCTAATTCTGATTGTGGGTAAGTGGCAGCAAGTTTGTTGTATACGGCGTATGTGAGATCAACGTCTTGAATACAGTACTTAGCGATTGCTTCTTCGATGTCAGGAGGCAAATCGTACATACCTTTTGCTTTGACCAAGTCTTCGCCTTTACGCATTGACTTGTCGTCAGGGAACAAGCGGATGCTTGTTTCTTTCAGCGATGCTGACTGGCCAGGGAACGCTCCGCGTGCCATGGCTGCAGTATCTAGGTAGTAGGCAGGCGTGATGCCGTAATGCCGAGCCAGGATGTAACCGTCGAATAGAGTGTTGTGACAAAGCAACATAACGTCGCTCCAGTCAAACTGACGCAGGGCGTCTTCGACTTCATCTGCTCCGTACCATTCTGTTGGTTCGTTCCCGACTTTTATGCCAGCACCCCAGACTTTGAACTTGGGGTCCTTGACGTATTCCATCGTGGTCATTTTCGTGAGACTTAACTTAACGTCGTAGTAAGTCTCAAAGTCGAGCGTAACTAAAAGCATGGTCTCCTACCTTGCTGGTCAGTCTGACTAGTAAGAGTACTCTACTAGTCAGGCAGGTAAACAGTAGTTCCGAATGGAGCTTCGCGATGGCGATTGACGGACACCCACAGTACGGGCGCTGTCGCCAGTTTTTCAACCTGGGCAAAGTCGTCTTCTGACGTTTCCAAGTCTGTGAGGTAGACAATCGCTTCGACGTCTGGGTGGTGTTCTGCTAAGTGTTTGAAAGCCGGGGCGAACGAAGTACCGCTACGGCCCTTGAACCGTAGATCGTCGTCCGTTAACCGTTGTCCGCGTTCAAGTACCTTAACTGACTGCACGCCGTCGTCGCACTGCACGTAGATAACTTGTTCTGGTTGGACTTGTGCCAAGACAGCAGCTGTTTCAGAGATGAACAGTTTGCCCTGCTCGTCGCTGATCGAACCGCTGGTGTCGAGCATGACAGCGACTTTGCCGCAGGCTTCCTCGTGCATTGACGGAAGGTATTCGTCTTCGGAAATGTACGCACGGTTAGGCTTGCGCCAGCTAAAGTCATCGTTGACGAGGTCCGTGAAAAACGGCCAGAGGACCGTTCGCCAGTCAACCTTTGGCGACATGACTTCGGCCACGACGTGCTCGAGGCTACCCGGCATCTTGCCGCGCGCTTTAGCAACCGAGGCTGCTTCGCCAACAGCGATCTGCCACTGCGATTCCATTTCGGCAGAAGAGCCTGCCTCGAGGTCACCGCTTGATGCGTCAAGTACGATACCCCAGGCGCACGGCTTGTGCTTCTTGGGATCTTTCTTGAGCTGATTGTAAATAGCTTCAGCAGACATGTCCTTGTAGGCTGGGTCGTGGAGACCGCCCTTGGGGAGGATAAATCCGCTTTGGATTAGGTGGTCGTTGATTGCGTAATCGCAAGCAACGTTCCATAGTGAATGGTCGCGTTCTTGTCGCCGCGTCATGTGGTTGAAGACGCAGTGCATAACTTCGTGGGCTATTAACCCACGAAGCTGCACCGGATCAAGCTTAGATACGAAGGCTTCATTGTAGAAAAAATGAGAGCCGTCAGTAGCTGCAGTCTTGATGTCGTCTTTACGGACGGGGCGGAGCCGGATGGCCAGCGTTCCAAAGAACGGTTGGTCCATCAGGAGCTGTGAACGCGCTTTGATGAGAGCGCCTTCAGCAGACATATTAGCCTCCTACGAGTTTAGCGGTTAGTACGATTTCGTTTACGAAACTATCGTCGAAGTTAACTTCTTCCTTGATTTCCTGTGCACGCTGTTTGCGGTTGACCTTGGTGTACATGCGGTTCATGTGCTCAGACGGAATAAATGATTCCGCCGCAGGCCAGGCAAGCAGCAGCTGCTTTACCGTACCGCATTGATCAAGCAAGCTGCTGATCTTGCGGTGGTATTCGTTCTTGTTTGCGTCGTGTGTTTTGATGTCCTGGCAGAGCTCATAACACGGCGTCGCAAGATCTTGTATGAAGTTAGCCGGTAGTTCTTCGAATCGAATTTCCGGGTAACCCCATCGAGCCGCACGGTAGACGTTTATCTGAGGTGCAAACTCAAACACGAGGGTCGACGATGCAACTTGGTTAGATTGGTTAAATCCGTTGACCGAAGAAACAGACACATAAGTTACTGCTTCTCGCTCCAACGGTTTTGGGTATCCTCCGAACGACACAAATGTGTGTTGGTCTCGGGTCTCCCACAATCGCTGGAGGGCCTTGTACGGTTCTGAGTTAATGATCGCATCTCGCATACGATCAGTAAGCCACGTAGAAGGTGCCGGGCGAGGGCGCGCTGTGTCGAAAGCTTGAATAGCACGGTTTTGAATATTACTGCGAAGGTCATTGGTCATTCTTACAGAAGCCATTTGTATCTCCTTACATTACGACGTCAACGTTGTCGGTCGTCCAGTCCTTGAATGATTGTTCGTTGAGCAACTGACGGTTTTTGGCCAAGCAGTCACGTACGAGGACCACCTGGTATTCACGCGGCATGCGTCGGTTGTAACGCATGATGGCGTTGAAGTTGGTCTGATCGACGCGTGATGCCAAGGCCCCGGCGATTGCGTAAAGCGCTGACGGGTCAGTCGGCACGCGGGTAGTTGACGGATTCTTGATGAGATCATCAATGTCCGGCAGTTCCTTGTGGATGGCACGATGTGCCAGATACTCACCAGCCGGGCCGTCGCCAATAAGTGAGGCTACGCCGTAGAACATGTTGTCCATGTGCGGCAACTTGCGGCTGACCATTTCCCAGGTACGGGGCGATGGGAACGCGTATTCGTTTGCGTCGAGGCTGTGAAGCAGACCAGGACGGTAACGAAGGAACGAGATCAAGCTATCGTCGATGTTGTTGTGCAAAGCCCAGCCAACCCAGTCGTCGATGTTTGCTTCAAGGACGTAGTGGGCAAAGCGGTTCTTAACAGGGGTCGGCATCTCGTGGACGGCTGCACGATCTTGCGATCGGTTGCCTGCGGCTACGATGACCGTGTTTTCTGGAAGCACGTATGTGCCGATCTTGCGATCGAGGGTCAGCTGCAGCAATGCGTTCTGGGTGGCCTTTGGTGCGTTGGGCAGCTCATCAATGAGCAGCACGACGACGCCTTGGTAGTTAGTGTCGGGGTAATCCTCGGGCACGCCGTAGCGGGTGCGATATGAACCATCGGCTTGCTCGACTACCTTGAGACCGCCGCGAACGTCGACGGGGTCAAACAGATTGGCGCGAAGTTCGAAGACCTTGGCGCTGAGAGTGTTAGCAAACTGATAGACGATTTGTGATTTGCCAAGCCCCGGCGGGCCCCAGATCATGCTGGGCACGCGGGCCATCGCGTTAGAACGAAGTTCAGATTTGAGTTGAGACGGTCGGATAGTACGCATGTGATTAATGCTCCATTGGGTAATTAAGATGCTTCCCCTGTGCGGCGGTCGCTATAGCACATCAGGAGCCGGGAATCCCCAACCCCATCACGCATGCCTCCATCCGCTTCACGACCACAAGGGACTATCGAGTGCCATCGCCCGGTTGGTTAGCCGGTAGGCATTACTGCCTAGGCATCATTGGCCATCCGTATTGCTACGGGTAAGCTGTTGCCGAGCCACCCGCGCCTATCACGGCGCTTCTCATCGTCCGGGTCAGACTAGCCGCTGATTAGGCGGCACGTTTGTTATGCGAGATCTTGCATAAAAAGATGCATAACCCCCAGCTGGCAACAACGCGTCTTCCAGTTGCACTGAATACCTGGAATATGGGGGGTCGTTGTTACCGGCCAGGGGCCAGGCATTAGTGGTTACTTGGTCTTGATGACTTGTACCCAAGCAAGCTTGCGGTACGGGAAACGCTTGGTCTTGAGCAAGCGGAGTTCTTCTTGCGGGATGCTACGTTTAGCCCACCACAAGAAGATTGAAATGAGAGCACCGGCCCAGAGGCCAGCCATCATACCGGCGAAAGTACCGGCGAAGATCCAGATGAAGAAGAACGTAATGACTACGTCTAGGAAGATGTCGTATTTAGCGATGCGTTTGAGATTAAACTTGAGTAATAAGAAGATCATGGCTAAAGCAGCGATTAGTCCAGCTAGAAACATCGTTTATTCCTCATCGTCAGGTGGTTCGTAATCGTCGAAACTTGTGCTAAAGCATGCAGGACACGCAGGGTCGCCAACAGGTACGATGTAACTACCGTCGCCGACGTAATGGATCTCGTGACCTTGAGGTATAAATTCTGCTTGATCGTCGTCGAATACTTCTCCGCAGGATCTACATTGATACATCTGTGACATTTGTGTACCTACCAAGGTATAGCTTGATTTATTTGGGTTAACCCCTGCCAGTGCAGGGTCATGTTTTTTAAGTTGTCAGGTAGTTGTGGTTGAGCTTGTTTGTGTAAATCTAAAGCAGAAAGTTTGTTGTAAAACCAAACGTGCTGTACTGCGTAAGCAATATTGTCGTACAGTTTTCGGTATTCTTTTCTAGAAGTACCGGGTATATCTCTGTATACCTCAAACCCTACGTACTCTGGATTTGTGTAAGACACGCCGTCGTAGTCAGCTACTAACAGGGTGTCGTATACGTATTCGCGATCTACGATCCGTTGATTGGGTTGTAGGAATGTGAATATGTAAGTAGGGTATGGATGTTCACCAGTAATCACGGCCGCCTCGGCAGGACCGCCAGTTGGGTGGTGGCACCCAACGCCAGTCATAAGTTTTAATAGAGTTAATACGTTTGATAAATGCATAGATTGCACGGATCATTGTTCGTCGTCCTCGAACAGTCCTGAGTAGTCCCGTTCTTGGGTTAAGTTAGCGTCGCGAGGGAAGTCGTCTTCGTGAAGCAGCGGCAACTGAGCTGCTCGCATGATGCGTAAAATAAAATTGTTTACGCCTTCCATGTCATCGAATACAAGGTGTGGTCTGGCATACGCTGATAGCTTGCCGTCTTCATCGTAAAAGACTTCGGCTAGCTGGATGAACTCGCCATCCTCATCGAGGAATCGGTCGCGAGTTACTATAAAGCGGTGGTTCCAAGTACTCATCGGTGAAAGCCTCCTTTGTTATTTAGGTCTCTTTGCCCCATGCTTCGTCCCAAGCTTCCAGTTGGTCACCGGTATCTCGATCGTACAGGATGGCGTCTTCGACCCACACTGCATCGGCACCGTGTTCGATCTGCCAGTCTTGGGTAGCATCGGTCAGTTCTTGGACAATCTTGTCGGCGTCTTCGGTGTTGACTCCGTCGACTCCGTTAAATTTAAAGACGACCATTACTTGGAATGATTTTCTGTTAAGTGTTTTCATATGTCTTGTATGTCTTCGAATTTGAACCATTGACAGATCTGTCCCATAACAGCTTGTTCGATGGCATCGATTAGTTGTTCTTGGTCAGGGTTGTCGTTGTGTTTGTGTGCGCGACGATAGCCGATAGCAATGCCGTCGCGTACGGCCATTTCAAGAATGCGGTATGTGTCAGGCTTCATTCTTCATTCCTCGCCCGAATCGCGGCGGCGCAACGGATAGCCGTGTAACTGTCTGGAAAGCGAGTCTCCTCGCACAACAAAGCACACGCCTCACGCTCGGCGGCGGCAACGAGAGCGGCGAAGCGTTGAAGTGCTTCCTCATAAATACCGTCAAGATGCGGACGCATACCGATCAGTTGGCACTCTTGCGCCATGCGGATGATGTCTTCGCGCGTCATCGCGGTTGCTCCTATTCGGCTATTACTGCATTCCGCAGTTGTTCGTTCTCGGCATGAAGGCGGCGCAGTTCGGCGGCGGCTTCTCGGGTGTAGTCGCTTCCCCACACTGCTTCGCAGCAGCATTCGAAGCTAGCGTAAGCGCAGCAAGTGCAGCCTTCGCCGTTTTTCTCAAGTGAGTCTGCTATCTGTAAAGCTGTAGATTTAGTAGTCATATTGGGCTAGCAAATAAAAAAGCCCAACAGAGCTGGCAGCTCCATCGGGCTTTTAATAGGTGGAAACTAGGGCTGGATAGAGGGTTAGCCATCTCCAAGCGTCCGGTGGAGGCCATACATTACTGCTGGCCAGGCCCTAAGTTTCCGGTTCGAATATGTTAGCACGTAATTAGTTAGCCTTTGGCGGCTCAAACTTACCGACGGCTGTGACCACTTCCTTAATGTAAGTGGCAATCTCGTCGATGCTCTCGTTGATAAGATCAGGCGGGATCGATTTACCTGCAGCGATCTGCATGGCACCGAACACAAAGCCGATGCCACCGGCTAGTTCTTTAATAAGAGTCTGAAGGTTTTCCATCTCGAGATTACCGTCTTTGGTTACTTCGAAGATGGCGTCACGGATATGTTCGCGGATGTCAGTTTTGATGGTCGTCATGATTGGTTTTCCTGTTTCCTACGTTGTTACCGATTAGTCGTTTACGTCCGTCGCGGGTTACGCACATCTGGCGTATACGGTCTGTTTCTAGACCTAATGCGTCGCATACCCAGCTGAAGGACCCGACGTGATTCTGTCGTGAGTACACATAGTTAAGAGCCTGTTCGCGTTCGCCGAGATACCGGCTATCGAAATCACGAACAGCTTGCAGTAGTACGCTAGCCCATAACACCTGGTACTCACCGTGTTCTCTTTTTAGTGAATCGTATTCGTTGTCAAAGTCTGGTCTGAAATACTGCATGGCACGCTACCGCCCTTCTCGCCCTAGTTTCTCCCCCTCTGACCTTATGGCCGAAGGGGGAGAGCATGGTGCCGTTTTGGGTAAGGATGACGGCCAACCTTCTCTCTGGGACCTTAAGCGGCGCGCAGCTGCTTCATGAAGTCCTCGACCTCGTTGGCCTCGGACTCCTGCTGCAACCGCGTGACGATCTCATCCATGAGAGGCAGCGCTTCCTGGAAAGACGCGCAGGTCTTGTCGACGTACCAGTTGCCGTCCTCATCGCGGGCTCGCTGCTCGAAGTGATACAGCGGGCTGATGTCGGTGAGGTACGCCATCTTGGCGCCGAGCAGAGTGTGCAAACGGTTCAGTGCCATATAGTCACTGTCGACCAGCTCGGGGATACGCTCGTTGGAAGCGTAGACACCGACCCAGTCACCGACGTCTTGGGAGAAGTCGATACCGTTGCCGAGATCTTCGGCAGCCGTCTTGTCGTTAGCGATGTACAGGCGGCGAGCCGCCCAACAGACGCCGTTCATGACGGACTGAACGAAGGTGAGCAGACGCTCCGGCTTGAACTCAGGGCCCGGAACCGGGACTCCCTGATCAAGTTCAGCGCGGACAGCGGCTTGACGCTCACGCTGCAAACGGAAGAAGGCAAGAGCAATACGCTCGAGCGGATCGTCCGCTTGCTGCGACTCCACGTACTTGGCAATGGAACCAAGGGTGGTGTTCTTCTCGGACATGTAGCCGATAACGTTGGGGATGAACGATTGGTCTTTGATAGCCATGATTGATTACCTATGGTTGATAGTGGACAGTTGTTTACTTTTCGCGGATCAGCTTAGCCAAGTCGTTGGCTTCGCCGACATCATCGAGCGTGGATTCAATATCCACGTCCAGTGATTCGTGGTCAGTCATCCGTTGTTCGTGGTCATTTAACCAGTCCCAGTTGACGACGTTCAGATTGAGGGTTGTGTTGTAAGGATTAGACATTGGTTATTTCTCCAGATCGTCTATGTCGCCCTCGATATCGAGGAGCATTAGTGTAATGACGGCCAGAAGGACTTCGTCCGGGTGCGCCTTGACGTATTCAAGTGCCCCACGTGCTTTGTCCATGGCTCGTTGTACACGGTTGGTTTGTAAGGGTAGATCTAGCTGCTGCATGGTTAGTTACCTTGGTTACCGAACACACATTACTCACTGACCGCGAGCCCCGAAGGGGCGAGCGTAAGTTCTGGGGGTGCACCCCAACGGTGCCAGGACGCGGCATCAGCTGCTTCGTCCATGGTCTGATAGTAGTCGGAGATACGGTCGTACGGCTCGTACCACCAACGCTTGGCATTGCCATCGTAGTTGAAGGAGGCACGGCCGACGTACCAGCCCATGCCTGAGCGCAAGGGGATTGGGGGCGAAACCGCGCAGAGCTCGTGCACTGGATCGGTGATGTTTTTGGTTATGTGGGCGTAGAACAGGTCCAAACTGTTCACTGGCAGTGAGTCGTGATAGATGACAGGTGTCATTGGTTAGGTGTCCTATATTGGTTCACAGGTGAAACTATTAGTGGTCAGTTGACCGTGGTTAGGGGTCAAAGTCTGAGTTATCCACAGACTGTGTGACGGGTTTAGGTCAATGTGTGCAGGAAAAACGGCATGTGTGCACCCTTCGAGAGAAGGTGTGTGCAGCAATTTTTCTTTATAAATCAATATGTGTGCAGTGTGTGCAGTCTTTTTTAGAATTCAATTCAAATTTAAGACGTATATAAAAAATACACGTCTCTATATACGAACTGAACTTGGAAAATCCCTGCACACACGTCACACATTTTAGGTGTTTCGTTAGGAATCAACGACTTACGTAGATCAGTAGGATTTAATTGCGTCACACAACCACCATTTTGTGTGCACACACGGCCATAAAGGGTGCACACATTGGCCAAATGGCTGCACACATGTGCAGAATTGACATGCATATCTGACCACTATTCTGTTGCAGGAGATAACGGACCACTGACCACGGGCAACGGGCACATGGCAATGGTCCGTTGTTAGTGGTCACTCCCACCGGCACTCGGCCGCTTGTTCGTTGACCCGGTTCCAGTAGGCACGCAACTCGAGCTTCGCTTCCTCGAGGTCGTTCTTGCAGTCGTACAGGACCTGCACGTAGTCCTCGGTCGACCAACACTCGGCGACCCAATGGCCGCCGAGGTCGTAGTTGTCGTACGCGTATTTCTCGAGCAGTTGTACGTTGGTAGTTGTCATGGGTGTTAGTCCTGATGTGAGGCACTGATGAAGGCGACCCAGGCTGTAAGGAATGATGCAGCCAGGCATGCAATAAGGATTTCGTAGCTGGGCATGAGCCATGCTATGCAGAACTCGAGGGTGGAACCGATGATGAGAATGGTTGAAGTGCGGATGTTCATGGTTAGTTACCTGTGGTTAGAGATGGGAGGTTGGAGGTCCCTCCCGGTTGGATTAGGTGAAGAGGTTGAGTACGCCGAGGACGAATAGAGCTGCCATGTCAGGCTTCTCTTTGGCGTATGCGATGACAGTCTTGGATGCTTCTTTAGCTTTCTCAGCTGCGATGTATCCAGCGTCTGGGGTTTGATCTTGGGTCTGGTTGTTGGAGGTTTGGTTGTACTGATCCATGGTAGATACTCCTAGTTAGTGTAGATACATAGTAGATACTGACCGCGAATCGCGAAGCGATGAGCGTGAAACGTTGGGGGTTACTGGGGGACAAGGTTCCATGAAACGGTTAGAAAACAAGGTTCCAATGGCTAAATTCCGGGAAAGGGGTTGGTGCTGGAGCCGAGGGGGGGAGATAGTGTGTGAGTAATTCAGACAGAAAAAACCGACCCCCCTACCCCCCTCTCGAAAAGCAAAATCCAAAAAAATTTTTATAGAATTTTTTTGCAGACGCGTTTTGCGTATACTCCGCCCACTAACCACGGCCCACGAGCCACTGATGACGGACACTAAAATCTGTTCACGGTGCCAAAAGGAGTTGCCACTAGCGTCGTTCGAGCAGCATAAAGGCGGGACACTGAGGAACATGTGTCGCCCCTGCAAACTAGCCTCTAACCGTCAACAACGGTCCACTGGCTACAGACCGTATCTCTCGAACCTTTTATCCAAGAGCAAGGACACCAGTAAGAAACGGAGGTTTACCAGTTACGAGATTACGGTCGACCAGCTAGTCGAACTCTGGCAGTTGCAAGACGGTCGTTGTGCGATATCAGGGGTTGTCCTGACACACCACAACGACGGGTCTGGTATTAAGGACTTTAATGCCAGTATCGACAGAATCGACAGTACGCTGGGGTATGTACCGGGTAACGTTCAGCTGGTGGCGTACCGAGCCAACATGTTAAAACAAAGCCTAAGTACAGACATGTTGTACTGGTGGGTTAAGACCATTTACCAGTACTCTTGTGATTAGACAGTATCAGGGCTAATATAAATGCTGCCGAAAGTCCAGGTGTTCGCTATCGAGGGCTTTGACGAGGCCATCATCGGGACTGCCTACAGGGGCGGTCACGAAGTATTGGTCTACGATGGGGATATAGCCGAGGCCATAGTGGCCTCGCTGACCAAAAACCCCACAACCCTCCACGAGTACCTGACCCATATCGCCCTGCATAAGCTGGGTGATCAGGCACCGGTTTTTGTATATCTGGACGTAGAAGTAGGTGGAGACCTCAGCGATTCAACAAGAGAACCAGGCACCCCTATCCACTGACACGGCTCATTCTGATGAGCTGATGTCACATGTCGAGTTCCAGTCGTTGACCCCATACATGGGGCTGACGATGAGTTCTCTGACTGTACAACAGGAGCGGTTGGTTCTCTACATGGCTCGCGGGATGACTATTGCTGCAGCAGGGCGAGCGGCTGGTTATGCCAGTTATCGCAACGCACTCGATGCAGCTAAGCACCCGTCTGTCGTAAAAGCGCTGGACTACTTCCGCGAACAGATGCGCGAAGAGGTGAAGTTCACGCGCTCGCACGCACACCAGATGTATCTGGACGCGTACAACGCAGCGGCCACCTCGACGGAGATGAAGAATACGGTGGACTCGCTCGTGAAGTTGCACGGGTTGGCTGCACCAGATAACGCGACGCAGATCAACATCAACGTGAATACCGCCCAGATGGAGCGGATGAGTGATGAGGACTTGCTGAAGTTGGCGGGCAAAGACACCGACTATCTGGAGCCAGAAGCGCCTTGATTGACGAGATCCCAATGTTGGAGTGCAGAGGGTGTAAGACATTACATCCTGAGACCCTGTACTCGAACAAGAAGGAACGGGTATGTGTCTACTGTAAAGCGGACGAGCAGGAGGGCTTACCTCCAGCTGCGGCTGTCGAGCCGGTGAAGTCACCGGAACTAACTGTGAAGGAGCAGGCTCAAAAGGAGCTTGCTTCGCGGATCTTGTCCCGTAAGCGGCTGCTGCCGTTCGTGGAGAAGTTCAACCCTGACTACAACGCCGGTTGGGTACACAAAGATGTCTGCAAAAGGCTCGAACAGTTCTCGCGTGACGTCGTGGATCAGAAGTCTCCGCGTCTCATGCTATTCATGCCTCCCCGCCACGGTAAGAGTACGCTGGCGTCGGTTTCGTTTCCGGCTTGGCATCTGGGCCGTAACCCTGAGCATGAGTTTATTAGTTGCTCGTATTCGGGTTCGCTTGCAATGGGGTTTAGCCGTAAGGTACGCCAAGTACTTCGTGAACCGACATATAAAGCGGTCTTCAAGACGCGCCTGGATCCGGATAGTCAAAGTGCTGAAGCGTGGCTAACCACGGGCGGCGGTGGCTTCGTAGCTGCCGGCGTCGGTGGTGGTATCACCGGTAAGGGTGCACACGTTCTCGTTATCGACGATCCGGTTAAGAACCGCGAGGACGCAGAGAGTCAGAACAACCGGGATGCGAACTGGGATTGGTATACATCAACGGCATACACCCGTCTTGCTCCTGGCGGCGGTGTGTTGGTAATCCTAACGAGGTGGCATGATGATGACCTGGCTGGCCGACTTCTTAAATCGGCTCTTCAAGGTGGAGACGAGTGGGAAGTCGTCAGATATCCCGCCATCGCCGAAGAAGACGAAGAGTTCCGTAAGGCTGGTGAAGCCCTCCACCCGGAAAGGTACAGCGTCGAAGCGCTCCGGCGAATCGAAAAAGCAGTAGGCCCCAGGGACTGGTCAGCGCTCTATCAGCAGAACCCCGTAGCAGATGATGGTCAGTACTTCACCCGTGGCATGGTTAACTACTATGACCCCGAGGATATCGACGAAGACGCCATGCGTTACTACTGCGCGTGGGACTTGGCTATCGGTAAGAACGACCGAAACGACTACAGCGTCGGCATCGTCGTTGGCATCAACGACCGCGATGACATGTTCGTGATGGACGTTGTGCGCGGGCGGTTCGACGGCTTCGAATTGGTCGAACGGATACTTGACCTCTACGAGCAGTGGAAGCCCTCGATCATCGGCATCGAAAAGGGGCATATCGAAATGGCCCTCGGGCCGTTCCTCGAAAAGCGCGTGCGTGAGCGCGGGCTGTTTGAGGCGTACTTCAAAGATCTGAAAACCGGACGCCGTGACAAAGAAGCGCGTGCTCGAGCTATCCAGGGGCGCATGCAGCAGGGGAAGGTGTACTTCCCGCGCGATGCAGCGTTCTCTGGTCCTTTGATCGCAGAGTTACTGCGGTTCCCGAATGGAACTCACGATGACCAGGTCGACGCCCTGTCGTGGATCGGTCTGATGATGACCGAGTTCTCCACGTATCAGGCCCCAGTTGTACATATACCGTCTTGGCGGGACAAACTCATCTCTCTTACTCGCGGACCCCGCCAAAAATCCGCGATGAGTGCATAAAATGGCTAAGATCAAAACCCAGTCGATCGAAGATCAGCAGCTCGCCCAGCAGCAGTGGAACCGGTACGTCCGGGCCCGTGACAACGGACATCTGCAGTATGTCGAGATGGCTAAGAAGTGCGACGCGTTCTATCGCGGCGACCAGTGGGATCAGGTAGATCTTGCCGCACTCGAAGCGGAAGGCCGTCCGGCACTGACCATCAACACCATTCTCCCGACAGTGAACACGGTCCTCGGAGAACAGTCCACGCGCCGTGCTGACGTGCAGTTCAAACCTCGCCGTGGTGGCGATCAGGACGTGGCGAGCGTACTGACTAAGCTGTACATGCAGATCGCGGACAACAACAAGCTCGACTGGGTTGAGCAGGCGGTGTTCAGCGATGGCCTCATCATGGACGGTCGTGGTTACTTTGACGTCCGGATGGACTTCACGGATCACGTTGAAGGTGAGATCCGCATCACGGCCAAAGATCCTCTCGACATCCTGATTGATCCGGATGCGAAGGAGTACGACCCTAAGACCTGGAACGAGGTGTTCGAGACTAAGTGGATGACTCTCGATGAGATCGAGGAACTCTACGGTAAGGACAAGGCGGAGTCGCTTCGCTTCGTGGCCGAGAATGGTAACGGTTTTGGGCGTGACTCAATTGAGTACGAAGAGACCCGTTACGGTAAGACGGATACCAGCCAGGATTACTTGGGTGCTGCTATCCCTGGCAACGAAGATTATCGCAATGTGCGTGCGCTACGCGTCATCGCGCGTCAGTACCGTAAGATGGGTCGCGCTGATTTCTTCGTCGACCCGAACACCGGCGATCAGCGCGAAGTGCCTGAGAACTGGGGTGAGCAGAAGGCGAAGAAGTTTGCCAAGCAGTACAACCTAAGCCTGATCTCTAAGGTCGTGCGACGGGTTCGCTGGACTGTCACCTGCGACAAGATCGTCCTTCACGACGATTGGTCACCGTACGATGACTTCACCATCGTGCCGTACTTCGCGTACTTCCGCCGAGGCCGCCCGTTCGGCATGGTTCGCAATCTGCTCTCCCCGCAGGAGCAGCTGAACAAGATCGCGAGTCAGGAACTACACATCGTCAACACCACGGCCAACAGTGGCTGGATGGTGGAGAGTGGCTCGCTCGTCGGCATGACAGCGGATGACCTCGAGGAACACGGCGCTGAAACTGGCCTGGTGCTCGAGTACAACCGTGGATCAAACCCACCGGTCAAAATTCAGCCGAACCAGATTCCGACCGGCCTCGACCGCATCAGCCAGAAGGCGGCGCTTAACATCAAGACCATCAGCGGTGTGAACGACTCGATGCTTGGGTCGGACGGCGCTGAAGTCTCGGGTATCGCTATCCAGGCCAAGCAGAACCGTGGGGTCATCATGATCCAGGTTCCGCTCGATAACCTGCGTAAGACTCGCCATTATCTCGCTGAGAAGGTGTTGAACCTCGTTCAGAAGTTCTATACTGAACAGCGAGTGATCCAGATCACAAACGAAGATGACCCGCTCAAGCCCCGCGAGCCGCTCGTTATTAACGAGATGACTCCGGAGGGCCGCGTCGTCAATGATTTGACGCTCGGTGAATACGACGTTGTAATCGGTACCGCCCCGGCGCGTGACTCGTTCGACGAGATGCAGTTCGCCGAGGCTCTTAACCTGCGTCAGGTTGGTGTCGCTATCCCGGATGACGCCATCATTGAATACAGCCACTTGGCCCGTAAGGCCGAGCTTGCCAAGCGCATCCGCATGATGACTGGTGTCGAGCAGACTCCGGAGCAGATGGAAGCCAGCGCAATGCAGGCGGAGATCGCGATGCAGCAGGTGCAGCTGGAGCTGGCCCGTATGCAGGCGGAAGTGCAGAAGTTGCAGTCCGAAGCCGCGATCAACATCGCCAAGGTGCAGGACGTTGCAGACGTACAGCCTCAGCTCAAGATGGCCGAACTGCAAACGCAGATCGCCCTCAAGGAGCAGGAGTTGCAGCTGCGGCGTGAGCTGGCTTCGCTTACCAACCAGACTCGTCGTTCGCAGCAGGAGACCGCTGCAGCGACGCGTATCGCAGCCACTGTTATGCAGACGGCAGCAAAGACGCAGAACCAGGGTACGCCGCGACCCATCCCGAACATGCGGCCGTTGACCCCACAATAGGAGATTGAGTATGTCTGAGGACAAGAAAGACGTTAGCTTTGACCGGATGCCTGGTTCCGACCCTGTCGAGGACTCGGCTCCGTCCACTATCGACCTGAATTTTGGCTTAGGAGAAGAGCCTAAGGTCGAGCCGCAGGCGGCTGTTGCTGAACCGGCCAGCGAACCGGCCATCGAAGAGCCTGAAGCACCGGTTGTTCCGGAGCAGAAGGCCGAAGTTGAACCGGCCACCGAGCCAGTAGCGCAGGAAACTGCTACGCCTGAGCCTAAAATTGCGCCGGAACCGGAATCTAAGAAGCCAATGGTGCCGAAGTCTCGCCTCGACGAGGTGTTGGCTAAGCAGAAAGCGCTTCAGAAGCAGCTTGACGACCTAATGGCCGCAAAAAATGCGGCGGAAACGGCCCCTGACACCTACGATTTTGCGGTGAAAGAGGTCGAGTATCAGAACATGGTGCTGGACGGGCAGCATGAGAAGGCCGCAGCCCTCCGTCAGGAGATCCGCCGAGCCGAACGCGCTCAGCTTGAGTTCGAACTGACCCAGAAAATGGAGCAGAAGGTCACTCAGAGCCAGCAAATGTCGGCTTTGCAGCAGGCCGCAGCTGAGTTGGAGACAAATTTCCCGGTCTTTGATCGGTCTAGCTCAGACTTTAACGAGACCTACACTCAGGAAGTGATCGATCTGCGCGATGCATTCATCGTGAAAGGCGACAATCCGGTGGCCGCGCTGTCAAAAGCGGCTAAGTTTGTCATCCGCGAGTACGGTTTAGACCCCGGCGCACCGGTAGAGCCGTCTTTGGCGTCAGCTCCGACCGCTTCAAAGGCTCCTGTAGTCGATGAAGTCGCTAAAAAGCGCGCTGATATCGCCCGCAAGATGAAGGCTGCTGAGGCTCAGCCGCCTGATATGCCGGGTGAGAGCTCTGCAGCGCGTGGTGAGAAGGCGTTCGACGTCATGCAGCTTACGGAAGACGAATTTAACGCGCTTCCGGCAGCCACCCTCAAGCGATTAAGAGGCGATGTCGTCTAATGGCTACCCGCGACTCACGTTTAGCCCGAGCCGGTGTCTCTGGCTACAACAAACCTAAGCGCACACCGAGTCATCCGACGAAAAGCCACGTAGTTGTGGCTAAGTCGGGCGACCAAGTGAAGACGATTCGCTTTGGCCAGCAAGGCGTGAGCGGCTCCCCCCGTAAAAAGGGGGAGTCCGAGTCATACCGTAACCGCCGCGAGTCCTTCAAAGCCCGCCACTCTAAGAATATCGCCAAGGGCAAGATGTCTGCGGCGTATTGGGCCGACAAGGTGAAGTGGTAATGGCTAAGGCCAAGTCAAAGGTCAATGCCGCTGGCAATTACACCAAGCCGACGATGCGTAAACAGATCTTTGAGCGCATCAAAGCCGGTGGAAAAGGCGGTAAACCAGGCCAATGGAGCGCCCGCAAAGCACAGATGCTAGCGGTAGAGTACAAAAAGTCAGGCGGAGGGTATAAGTAATGGCTAAGAACTGGATCAAAGACGCGATCAAGAAACCCGGTGCCTTGCGTAAGAGCATGGGCGTCAAGAAGGGTGAGAAGATTCCGGCTAAGGAGCTGAAAGCAGCAGCTAAGAAGCCAGGCAAGACTGGTCAGCGAGCCCGCTTGGCCATGACTCTTCGTAAGATGAAGAAGGACTAGTCCATGGGGTTAGCCAAGTCACAGAAGTCCCTCAAGAAGTGGACTCGGGAAGAGTGGGGCACTCGTTCTGGTAAGAACAGTACCCAAGGCTCGAAGGCGACTGGCGAACGGTATCTGCCGAAGAAAGCTCAGCAGGCGCTGTCCCCTCAGGAGTATGCTGCTACTACCCGTAACAAGCGTCGTTCGCTTGCTAAGGGCGAGCAGTTCTCGAAGCAACCCAAGCGTATCGCCAAGAAGACCGCGCGGTACCGTTAACCACAGGAGATGAGCGTATGAAGATGAAGAAGAAAGGCGGAAAGGGCCCGATGCACCGTATGCCGGACGGCACCATGATGCCGGGTAAGACACACAGCGCTAAAAAGCCTGCTAAGAAGTCGGCCAAGAAGAAATATTCCTATTAAATAGTTGCGAACTTTATACGCTGTTGTTAATCTACAACTGAACTCGTCCGTTGGAACGATATCCAGCCGTGTCGCACACGTAAAAAACGTGCTGATTTCGCCATGCATGGGCGTAAAACATGCCGAGGTCGCGCCTCGTTAATACGCGCTAAGTCGTGACCCCACGATACGGGGAAACGGTTTAGCCGCACCACAAGTCGGCTATAGGCTGGTAATGCATGTGCATTACTAGATTTTGTAACGCAATATGAAGGAGAAGCCAAATGGCTCTTACTAACTTTGCGGCGCTGACTAGTGATCAACTCACGGCGTGGAGCCGTGATTTCTGGCGCGTCGCTCGCAATATGTCGTTTGTGAACCAGTTCGCTGGTTCGGGT